AGAAGAGGAGATTATATAAATTTACAACATATACATCCTATTTTAGAATTTGAATATTATAAAAAAGCTATGGAACATTTCCCAAATGATTCTACTTTTCTAGTTTTTTCTGATGATATGCCTTGGTGTAGAAAAAACTTTAGAGATAAAAATTTTTTATTTATAGAAGATGATCTAATAAAAGAATTTAGTTATATGAAAAATTGTAAACATAATATTATAGCAAATAGCTCCCTTTCTTGGTGGGCCGCTTATTTGAATCCTAACCCAAATAAAATAATTATAGCACCTAAAGTTTATGTTCTTAATGAGAAAACTGATGATAGAATACCTAAAGAATGGATAAGAATCTAATGGCAGTATTAGTCAATTCTAGAGGTTATTGGGAAAATAATACTACTGAAGGACATGGTGTGGATAAAGGATTAGCTAGAGGATTATTAAAATTCTTTGAGTTACAATCTTTAATATTAGATAGACAAATTTTTGTGATAGATGTAGGCTGTGGCACAGGTTTTTATACTAATTATATAAATGATAACACAGATAGGGTTATTTGTCATGGCTATGATGGAAATCCTAATACACCATTTTTAGCAGGGATAAATTGCGGAGTGTTTGATTTTACTAGAGAAGATGCTTATATTCTTAGAAAACATGATTGGGTTTTATCTTTAGAAGTTGGAGAACACATCCCTCCTCAATATGAAGATATTTTTATCAATAATTTACATATCCTAAATACTGAGGGAATTGTTTTAAGTTGGTCGATTCCTGAATATGGAGGAGATGGGCATGTAAATCCTAAATCTAACAGTTATGTTTTAGATAGGATCACCAAACTAGGATACAGTTTCTTAGAAAAATCTACACAAGTTTTAAAAGAACAAGTAGCTAAATATCCCCACCCCTGTTATTGGTTTAGAGATACTTTAATGGTTTTTGATAAGGAAAATCTATGATTACATATAACTCCCCCCCTAATTGTCAAGTAGTTGGGTTAGATAATATATATAGAGGTCTATTTAGAAGCCAAGGTTATTTTGTAGATGTGGGTGCATTAGATGGTCTTAATTATAGTAATACTCTAGCATTGGCTAATGCTGGATGGCAGGGACTTTGGATTGAGCCGGTAAAAAGATTTTATAATTTTTGTCAAGATAGAATTAATAAAGATTCTCTAAATATAACAGCGTTGAATTTTGCAGTAGGAAATGTACTAGGAAAAGGAATTATTTATACCGGAGAACATGCGGTAAGTACACTAAATAGAGAATTTAAAAAAATGTTAGAAAAAGAAGTTTCCTATACAGGTCAAGAGGAATGTGATATTGTGACTCTAGATTGGATTTTTGAAACTATTGTTCCTAAAAATATACTGGTTGATGTTCTATCAATTGATGTTGAGGGATATGAATTAGAAGTTTTAAATGGTTTTTCTATTCTAAGGTGGAATCCTAAGATGATTATTATTGAGGCACATGAGTTTTTTATTGGAGAAAATAGACCAGTTTTATATCCAGAAATAAATAAATATTTCTCCGAAAATCACTATATAAAAATTTATTCAGATGAAATAAATAATATATATATAAATCCTAATTGTTTTTTGAGAGGCGGAGGAGTGGAGGAAAATGCTAACTATCTATACAGGTGGGAGTTTTGATTTACCACATATAGGACATTACAATTTTTTAAGACAATGTAAAGAACTTTTTCCAGACAGTTTTTTAATTGTAGCTTTAAATACAGATGAATTTATTGAGAAATTTAAGGGAAGAAAGCCCTTATTTTCTTATGAAGAAAGAAAATACTTTTTAGAGTTAATAGAATATGTAGATTCAGTTGTACCTAATGTTGGTAACGAGGATTCTAAAAAAACTATTCTCATCTATAAACCTAAAATTCTTCTAATAGGAAACGATTGGCTTGAAAAAGATTACTGTTCACAAATGGGTTTTTCTCCTGAATGGTTAAGAGAACAAAAAATAACTTTGTGCTATCTACCTTATACTGAAGGTATAAGTACAACTGAGATTAAAAGAAGACTAAAAAATGCTGAATAATGTAGTTTGCGTAACTTTTTCTGGTACAGATATTCATAGAAGATTACAAATTGAGTTTAATAACTTATATAAAGATAATTTCTATACAAACATACTTTATACTTTAGACAGCATTAAAAATACTAAATTTTATAATGATAACCTAGACCTGTTTAAATATAGAAAGTATTCTGGCTATTTTCTATGGAAGCCTTATATTATTCTAGAGGCATTAAATTCTTTTCCAAATAAATTAATTTTATATATAGATTCCAACCTGAGATTTAAGAATTTTTCAGGATTGGCAAAGTATTTAGATTCTGATTATTTCCTAATTGGGCATAAAAACTTTATAAACAAACACTGGACTAAAAGAGATACTTTTATTCTTATGGATAGCGATGAGGAAAAGTATTGGGAGGCACATCAAATTTGGACAACTATACTCGGATTTAATTCTTCAAAGAAAGAATTTTTAGAAGAATATTTACATTATTGTCAAGATGAGAGAATAGTTACGGAACTCCCTAATACTCAAGGAAAAGAAAATTTTGAGGGTTTTACAGCCCATCGTTGGGAACAAAGTGTGATGTCTATTTTAGTGGAAAAGTATAATTTAAATTTTCATTGGGATTATGATTTTATCCCCCATACTATGTATAAAACTTATCCAGAGGATTTGCTAAAACAAAAGGAAGGGGAGAATAGTGAATTCATTCGATTTCTTTAACAAAATTTACGCTATTAATTTAGATAGCAGGCCCGATAGATGGAATTCCGCATTGAAGGAATTTGATAGATTAGATATTGTCCCAAGAATTAAAAGAATTCCAGGTTTTGTAATAAATAAATATCAAGACATTAGAAAAAATGCTTGTATTGGAAACCATCTATCCCATGCTTTTTGTTTAAATCTAGCTAAAGAGGTTAATGCAAAAAATGTTTTAATTTTTGAGGACGATGTACAATTTATTGACGACACTCTCACTATTCTAGAAAGAAGTATTAACCAACTACCTGAAGATTGGGATATGCTATATTTAGGCGCTAATATAGAAAAACCGGCTTATCAAATAAGTGATAACTTAGCCAAGCTAACTTTTGCTTATTCTACGCACGCATATTCTGTAAATCTATCTAAACCAGAAAGTTCAGATTTTCTAGATTTATTATTGAAAATAAATCTAGATGAAAATACTATACACAATGATGTAACTTATTGTGAGGAAATTATTCCTAATTATAATTGTTATGTTTGTGTGCCTATAATAGCCATTCAACAGCCCTCTTTTTCAGATATAGAACAAAGATTTGTCAATTATGATTGGATGGTTAGCAGATTTAATTCTAACCTAATAAAAAAAGATGTGGAAGATCAAACCTGATTTTGTTACTTTCATAATCCCCACATTGGGTAGAAAGAGCTTAAATAAAACCATTCAATCTCTAATAGATTTAGATGATTGGAATTGGAGAGCCATTATATTATTCGATGGCATAGAACCTATAAAAATAGATTGTATAGATTACTTAAATGACAATCATTTTATAGTAAAACAAATAGAAAAACTTGGTCATGCAGGATTAGTAAGAAATCAAGCCTTTGATTTAGTAGATACTACATGGACAGCTTTTTTAGATGATGATGATTTTCTAAAAAGTAGTTATATATCTAAACTTAGAATGTATGCTACAAAACAACCTGAGTTGGATATTATAATATTTACTTATAATGATATAGTGAATAAGAATATACAACCTCCACCTGGTACTAGAGATTTTTCATATTGTCACGTAGGTATATCTTTTGCAGTAAAAACAAATTTTATTAGAGATACAGGAGTTTTATTTCCTCCTGGAGGAATAGAGGACTTCGCTTTTCTAGATTCTTGTAGAAAAGCTGGTGCAAAATATTTAGTCACCAATGACATACAATATTTTGTAGGTGGTAGAGGAGTTTGGCGATAATGGGAAAAAATATTAATATTTGCGTACCAACTCTAAATAGATACGATCTATTAGAAAGATTAATAGACTCTCTATTAAAAAGTACAATTCAGATAACAAAAATTTTTATTGTAGATAATGGGACTAAATTAGATTTAGATTACTTCAACAATAAATACCCCAATCTATTAATTATTATGAATTTTGGTTATAATTTGGGAATAGCCGCTAGTTGGAATTGGTTTGGAAAATATGTTAATGAGTATAGAATTGTATGTAATGATGATATAGTTTTCCATCCCAATGCAGTTAAAGAATTAATTAAAAGTTCAACGCCTGATAGAGTGCCTTTTCCTACAGGTATTCCTGATATGAACGCCTTTTCTTGTTTTCTATGGAATGATGATATTATAGAAAAAGTTGGCTATTTTGATGAACAAATCTCCCCTAATTATGGTTATTTTGAAGATAATGATTATAATTATAGGATGAATTTAGTTGGAATAACTATATTACCAGTATCAGAGGCTACAGTAGACCACGATAATAGTTCAACTATTAAGCTATATAGTAAAAGAGAGAAAGATGAGCATGATATTAAATTTAGGAGAGCGAGAAGAAATTATCTCAAGAAATGGGGCGGCTTACCTACCAGAGAGATTTTTAAAACTCCGTATAATAAATAATTAGTGTCAATAGTAGAAAAAATAACAAATATATTTAATTTGTCAAATTTTTGTAAAGAACATAATTTAGTAAATTCTTGTATGAATAAAGTTGCTAATGGTAAATATAAGCAGTACAAAGGATGGAAATTATGTCTATGCTAGAGAAGGTTTCACAGGATGAACTTTTCTTATATGAAATTCTAAAAAACCCAGTTCTATGTACAGAATTTACATACTCTGTAGATTTGTTAGAACATCAAGTAAGATTTACTTACGACTGGTATCAAAAAGATTTTATCTGTGACTTTAATCAATATGTTTCCCTTTCCTGTGCTAGATCAGTTGGAAAAAGTCAGGCAATTGTAGGGATTATAATTTGGTTATTAGTTAATAATGTATTTCCTTTAGAATACATTGTTTACACAGTACCAGGACAAGCACATCTAGAGCCTATCTGGTCTAAGTTAATTAGATATTTTAGAAGTAATTCTTTTCTAAAACTTTTTATAGATCCTAGAGGGGGAGTTAATGCCTCAGAGCATAGCGTTAAATTGATTAATCATACACATTTGATCTGTAGAATTGCAGGACAAAGCGGTACAGGTGCAAATGTCATTGGTTTACATACTCCATTTAATATGCTAGACGAGTCTGGATACTATCCTTGGGGTACATGGGTGGAAATGCAGCCTATTTTGAACACATTTACTTCAGGCTTTAGACAAATGATATCTGGTGTACCAACAGGTTTGAGAGAGAATAATGTATGTTGGCATTGTGACCAAGAAAACTCTAGTTATACTAAGCATAATATCTCTGCATTACAGAATCCAAGATTTTCAGAAGAAGATAGACTTAAAGCTATAGAACAATATGGTGGTGAAGATTCAGATGATTACTTACATTTGGTTTTGGGACAACATGGTAAGCCTATATTTGCATTATTTGATAGAGCATCTATGGCTATTCAAAATTATCCCGTTCATAGACTAACTTTAGATGGTACAAAATTATTTGATAATATTGGAGAATATATCACTAAACTAAATATTTTTCCTGGTCTATTGGATAAAAATTCTCCCTGCATATTCGGCATAGATCTTGGATATACAGAACCTACGGTAATTCTTATATTAACTTTAGAGAGAAATGGCACTCTAAAATTTCATGGCAGAATTACGCTAGAAAAAGTTAATTATTTTGTTCAAGAAAAAATTATAGATATATTAGATACCAGATTCGAACCTGTTGTTATTGGGATTGACGAAGGTGCTGCTGGAAAAGCAGTAATACCTAGATTGACAGAATCTCCAGAATTTTCTAAGAAAAATTATAAAGATCGTGTCCATCCCGTAAACTTTTCTTCTCAGATTATAATTGGTATAGATTCTGAAGGTAAAGAAATAAAGACCAAAACAAAGCCTTTCTCTGTGGGAGTTTTACAAGATTACAGTAATAATCATAAAATAATATATTCTTCCACAGATTTAGAATTAATAACAGAACTAGAAAGAATGACTTATTCTAAAACTATATCTGGTGATATAGTTTATAGGACTTTAACGGAAAAAGGTGGACAAGCGGGTGCAGATCATATGTCTGCGGCATTACTTTGTGCGGGTTTAGCGCATTATTTGAATATAGAAAATTTAGACTTCTCCAGAAAAGTTACTAGATTAGCAACTCCTTTCTGGAATTATGGTGGTTATTATGGATAATGATAAAGAAATAGAAAATAAAGAACCAAAGTTAGCTAATGCCCAATTTACAATTTGGGATATGTATTATCCTCAGGGATATATGAGAAATCTTGGGGTATGGTCTCCAGAGGAATATGATAAGTTAGATGAAAATCCAAAAACTTATCACAAGTTGGTAAAACAATGTAAATTTTATTATAAAAAAGATCCTATTGGTGGTACGATAATAAATAAACTCGTAGAATTAGGAATTACAGAATTAATTTTTGATAAGGGAAAACTAAGTGAAAATGAGTTTAGAGTTTTTGATGGGATGAGGAAGAAAATCAAAAAGTTTATAGAAGCCTGTGCTTTAGAATACTTACTTTCTGGTTTGGTTGTACCAGAGATTAAATATACAGCTACTCCTAAAACTGTATTACAGAGACTAGGGATTAAAAAATATACCACATTAGCTTTACCTAATACTATGTGGTTACGTGATCCAGCAACTATGAAGATCAATTCCTCTATGGTTTTAGATGACCCATCTTACTATGTTATTTTACCAGAAGAATTGGTATTTTTTATCCAAAATAAAGGACAATATCCTGATGGTAATAAAGACCTGGATTTATATCAAAAACTTTTACAAGAATATCCAGAATTTGTCAGTCTTGTTATACAGGGTAATAAAGAAGTATTGTTAGACAATCCTCTAGTAATTAGGAGAAAAGTTTTATCAGATTCTCCTTATCCAATTCCCTACCTAGCTGGTGCTGTAGAAGCTATGAGACATAAAAGAAATCTTAGAAGAATGGATTACTCTTTAGCTTCTAGAGTTATTACCGCTATTCAATTATTTAAATTGGGTAATGATGAATATCCGGTTACAGATCAAGGAGAATTTGATGCTTTAGAGGCACAAATAAAGAATAGAGGTATGGCAGGTAGAGATGTTGAAAGAATTTTCCAATTATTTGCTAACCATACTCTAGAGATAAGTTGGGTACTTCCTCCTGTAGATGTATTACTTGATGATACTAAATACACGGCAGTTAATCAAGATATTTTCTTTTCTCTAGGTTTTCCTAGAATATTAACTACTGGAGAGACTGAACGTTCTAATTCATCTCAACCAGAATTAGCTACAATGTCTCCAGTGAAAACTATGGAGAATATGCAAGAAGACCTTCTAGAAATTGTCGAAAATATTCTAGATAGCATAGCAGAATTGAATGATTTTAGAGACAAGCCCACCTTCAGATTTGCTAGTATTAACTTGAGAGAATTTAAAGATTTTGCTGCTGCTATGAAAGATCTTTATGATACAGCTAATATCTCAAGAACTTCTTATGCTAAATTATTCGGCTATAATTGGGATGATGAAGTTACTTTACGTGCAGATGAAGATAAAAAGATGAAAGAATTAGAAGTTGGCGAATTTGCACCAAGACCTTTCTCTCCAAGTCCAACTAATAAAGAAGCTATCCCCACAGAAAAGCCTAAAGAACAAAACCCCCCAACTGAATAGTTACTTATATAAGTAAAACATAAGTAATTTGGCAAGTTTTTTTATATTTTTTATTAAAATAAGCAAAATTTGTTATAATATTAATGAATACGGTCTGTGGAAACCAAATTCCATTTAATGAGGTAGTAATGACTGAAAATAAAAATTTTAATATAACTACCACTATAGAACTTCTAAGAGAAGATGAAAAACTAGAGGGGGAAGCATATGCAGGGATTAGCCTAAACCCCTACTTTCAATGGGCTAAAATCGTTGTAACAGATGATATAGCAAATGCTAATAAACAGAGAGTACCAGTAGAAGAATTTGATAACATTATAAAAACTGGCATGCTTTCTCCTGTTAAATTAGCCCCAGGAAAAATATCTGATGGGCATCCAGAAGCTTTAGGACATGCTATTGGTACTATTGCCAATTTGGTAAAAGAATCTAATAGAATAATTGCCTTAGCTGCACTATGGAAGAAAGAACGTCCAGAAGATATAGAAATGCTTAAAGAGAAGTTTATAAAAGGACAACCTCCTAATACTTCTTGGGAACTATCCTACTCTGAATCAGAATTTGATAATGCAGGTGTAGAAACCCTTAAGGGCATCTCTCTTAATGGTTTGGCAGTGGTAGCCATGCCAGCCTATACTGGAAGGACGGCTTTTGTAGCCATGTCTTCCAGAAATAGTGAGGAGATTGAAATGGAAAAAGAGTTAGAAGAATTGAAAACTAAAAATGGAGAGTTAGAAGCTGAACTTAAAACTTTGAAAGAAACTTTGAGTCAGAAAGATAAAGAGGCTTCAGATGCAAAAGCTGAACTTGAAACTCTCCGAAAATTTAAGACAGATATTGAAGCCGAAAAAGCCGAAGCTGAAAAGTTGGCCTCTATAAAAAGTAAATTTATTGAGGCTGGTTTAGAGAAAGAGGATGCTTTCTTTGAGGAAAAGAAAGAAATGTTCTTGAAAATGGAAGATACCGCCGTTGATTTTATGGTGCAGGAATTAGTTGCTTTTTCTGCTGGTAAAGGTTCTGCCTCTGCCGGTTTAGAAAAGAAACCAAAAGTTCCTAATCTTACTTCTACTGGTAGTGACCCTCTTTCTCCTAAAGAGTTAGCAGAAGCTTTGAGGGAAATGAATAAAAAGAAATAACCTTTGGAGGTTTAAAAATTATGGAACTTAATCATTATGGAGATACAGTTCTAGGCGTTGTAGCAACGGAAGATATTGTTGAAGGTAGAATGGTGCTTTTAGCTCCACATTCCGCTAGTAGGAATTTTGGGAGTCAGGCCGATTTACCTGGTGTTAAATTACCCGATACTTCCGATGAAGCTGCCAGAGCTAGATATATTACAAAATTTGAGCAGGATAATCGTAGCCTGCCTATTTATCAACCTCAGCCTGCATTTGATTTTGCACTTAGATATGGTTTCGACCAGGCTGAAAATGCCCCATTTAGTGCCGAAGTTTTTATTACCCATCCAGGTGTTCAAGAAGGTAGAACTATTCCCTCAGGCTCTGGTGCAGTAGTTTATGGTGAAGGAATTTACACCGTAGCTTCTGGTGCGTATGTTTATAGTGCGGATATTGAAAATGTGGGTGCACCTTTGACTGTTGCCGATACTGCTAGCGATTCTGCTGGTGATGCGGGCAAGCCAAAGTATTCTACCAGCGGTGTTGTTGGTGAAGTGATTCGCTATGACTCAGAAACTGGCAGACTTACATTCAAGATTTTGCATTAATTTGGAGGTAATATAAAATGGCAGATGAATTGAAAGTAAACGAAGCAATTGCTTCCCTTATGAAAGATAAAAGTCAAAGAGATGCTTTTGCTGAAATGATTGTCGAATATGTGAAACCTAATCACATTACGGTTGATTTTATTAGCCTTCTACTTAATACTCGCAGCCTAAAGCCTGGAGATTCTCTAGTTAAAAAGCTCAGAAAAGGAATCGAAGTTCACACTTTAGTTCCTGGTTCTATCCACCTTGCACATGAAGTGACTTTGACAGATAGAGTTAACTACATGCTAGATGGTTCTGATGTCAAAGTTACCTACAATGAGTGGGAACTTGAAGCCGGAGAAATTGGCACAGTTGATGAGATTAAGCAGGAGATGTTTGCAAAGCTTAGAGATCACTTTTATAATAAAGTCTTTACAGCTTTGACTACGGTCTGGACAGCAGTTAATACTCCAAATAACTTTACCAGTGTTGGTGGTGCTATTACTTCTACAGCGTTGGAAGATGCTATTGATAGAATTAATGAGACTACAGGTGGAGTTAAAGCTGTTGTAGGTACTAGAGCAGCCATGACTCCTATCACCAAATTTGGTGCTTTTTGGAATGATGGTGGTGGCACTCCTACAGTTTGGGGAATTGATTCCCAATTGGAAGAGGTTGTGCGTAGAGGTATGCTTGGTAGATACTACGGTGCGCCTTTAATTGTTTTGGATCAGATTTACGATAACTTGGTGGATTTTGCACCTATGCTCCCCACAGACAAAATTCTTGTTATTGGTGAGAATGTTGGTGAGTTCATCACTTATGGTGAAGCTAAATCTAAGCAGTATGAAGATCCCCGTCCTACACCCCCACAATGGTTCTTAGAACTCTATCAGCAATACGCGCTGTTGATCTGGAACGCTATGGGTCTTTACGTAATTGGCGGCCTGAGCTAAAAAATTTAGTTTGGTTTTTACAAGGAGAAAAATAATGTTACAAGGTACTTTAGATTCTAAAGTTTTTTCACTAATGCAAACGGGACAGCCCTATAAAAGATATATTAAAACAATACTAGGAAAAGTTTATGTAAATGTTTTAAATCCCTTTTCTGGCAAGCAAGAAGGTAGAATATTAGTTGGTAATCCAAGAAGAAAAGATGAAGACTGTGTTATAGAAATTTGGAGTGAGATGGAAGATGCTTTCTTTAAAAGAACTAATAAGAAACACTTTGAAACTGGAAATATTAGAGAGTTTAGGGAAGCTATTAAAACTACAGAAGTAAAATCTCCGAATTTACTAACAGAAGAAGAAGTTGATGAAATCCTCTCAATGAGTAATAGATTCTTGGCACTACAGAGTAAAGTAAACCAACTGACTACAATTGCACCAGTATCACGTCTTTTAGAAAGGGCTAAAGAATTGGATAAATCACAAAAGATAGTTTCTTTTCTAGAATCTAAACTAAGTGAAATCCAAGCTAAAGAATATAGTTCACCTGAGATTAAATAAAATTAATAGGAGAAAAAAAATATGGCCACAATTGCTTTTGAAGGCTTTATGGGGACTACCCCCGACTGGACTGACCTAGCTGCAAATACTTTGGTATTTAGTAGCTCTTTAACCGATTTAACAGCACCTATTACTGTTGCTACATGGCAAGATGGTACACATGCAGGGTCTAATGATCCTGGTACGGATCAATGTGGAGCTAATCATATGAACAATGTGAAATGGCTCACCTCTTCAACCATGAGTGTGAATGGTGCTGCTTCTGAAAATATTATTGACGCAAATCTGGCTGCTAATGAATGTTCTTTGAGAATTCATTTCAACCACTCTTCAGCAGTAGTAGTTACTGGCGTCTCAATTTATTGTTATGATGGTTCTACACCTGCTAATCCTGGTGTTGAGGTTGATATGCAGGCATTTGAACGCGGAGTTTCTGCCTCAGCTTGGACAGTATTAAATAACTACAGTGGTTCTGTTGGTGGTACTGGTAGTGCCATGTCGCTTGCCAACTCTGGTTCAGCGACTGACCATTATTGGTACTTGGCACTTTCCATCAGTCCCGAGACTGTTGGTAGCAAAGCTTTAGTGGATTTAGGTGCTACATTAACATATAGTTAATAAAAGGATAAAAAAAATGGAATCAAGGCATGAAGGTTGGATTGCTAGTCTTAGCAATGGAGAAACTATATTTGAACATGAGGCACAACAGGGAGAGATAAGTGCATGGCAACAATTGTTACGTTATCTAAAAGCAACAGGTACAAGAATTACAATGATCCGTCTACAACATGGCAGGGAAACAATTGTAGCAGTACCTAATGCTGATGGTTATGTACAATGTTATCAAATACACAAATCTGTTTTTACTGGTAGAGAACATCGTTTTCATGGGATTGGTTCTGTGTTTGGTGATAAAGTTTTCATTACTTGGATGAACGCTATGGGAGAGGTTCTACAAGGAGTAGAACCATTAGAAAAATTCCATGTTCATTCAACAATGGACTGGCAAACATAGAATAAAAAACTTAAAGTAAGACAATAAAATACCCCGCTCTTGCCGGATGGCATCCTGGGCAGGGTCATATCAGATTTGATATGACTTTGTTTGGTTTCATTCGGTAGGTGCGGGGTTTTTGTTATAGAGGAGTCTGATAATGACAACTTATTATGTAGATTGGGAAAAAGCAGACGACAGCGGCAATGGGCTAACACTTGCCACAGCTAAAAAGACATTAAATGGCGCAGAGGATATTCCGGTTGCCGCTGGGGATCATGTGTGGGTGCGTCCTGGAGTTTACCGAGAAACATTAACTGTAGATGTATCTGGTTCATCTGGCAACCCAATTACCTATCAGGGCGATGTGGCAGGACAGATATGGCATCCTGGAGGCGTAGTGCGGATAACGGGAAGTGATAACGATCAAACAGTTGTTAGAGAGTTAGGAATAGACGCAACGTCAAAAAGTTACAGGGTTTTTTCTGGTTTTCATTTTGATGCAATTAATAGCCGGGCCATAAATGTTATTGGAAATGGAAATACTGGCTGGATTATTGAAGATATATCTATTACAAATACAAATTCTGGAATTTTATTTTCAAACGAGTTATCAAATACAATCATAAGAAGGGCAATAATTTTGAGATTGAGCGGTGTAGGAATAAATTTCTTTACTTTATCAGCTCCAATCGAAACTACAGGTGTGGTTGTTGAAAATTGCATTATATCTTCTCACATATGGGAACCAGCAATAGAAATGGATAAAATTAGTGGAATACTTGTAAAGAATTGTTTTTTGTTTGGTTGTGATATAGGTTTGTTGATAGGAAATAATTTAGGTGAAGGGCAAAGCAACTTTATTTATAATTGTGTAATTGCCAAAACTGGAGCTGGATTATATGCACAGGTATTAGGAGAAATAGTAGAAGATTATAATGTATTGTATAACAATGATAATGATAGGATTAATGTTTCTACTGGCACAAATTCAATATCTCATCAACTCCTTACAGAACCACAAATTTTATACCCAGGGCATCATATTGGGTATTCCACCGAATTACTTTCGCGAAATTCGTCTGTTGCCCGCCGCACTGATAACGGTGATGCCCCCACAGATGACTTTTATGGTATGACCCGCCCAGTCACTAATGGTAAACGCTCCTGGGGGCCAATTCAATTTACTGGTGCAGTAAGAGATACTACCATCACAGATGGCAGCGGCGCAAGCCTGAAATTGCCCGATGCTGGTGAGCAGTTCTTCATGCGCGTCCCCACCGCTGGAACTCAAATGACAATAAGCCTGAAAGTCTACCGAGAAGTCGATTACGCCGGAACGCTCCCACAGCTTATCGTCAGACAGCCTGGGCAGGCTGATGAGACAGATACCGATACTGGTAATGCGGAAGAATTTAATACCCTGAGTGTCACCATCTCGCCCGCAACCCTACCGCCCTGGATAGACGTTTTCATCAGATCCAATAATACGGCAAGCTCCGGCAATTTTTCTACATATTGGGATACTTTAACCGTATCTTAGGTTGATCTATGCCTACTACTGGTGCACTTCTCCCGCAATCTGCGGTAACTGCCTCTGAAAGTCCCTGGTCTGATAATGACTGGGTAAATCCGAATAATATCTTTGGCGCGGGTGAGGCAGAGGTTACCGCCGCAACGTTCGATGCGGGCGATCAAACCTTTGTCCTAAAAGCATACAACTTCAATTTCAGCTCCATTCCAGATGGAGCAACTATCCTGGGTGTGCGTTGTATTATCAATGCGCGCGAGGCTGTTGCCCCAGGGTTGATTGATCTGGTGCAATTATTAGACATTAACGGGGCGAAGGTTGGAACTAATCTAGCTGCTACACCGGTCGATTTGACCACCAGCGCAGCCGATTATACATTCGGTTCGTCAACTAATAAATGGGGTAATGAGCTAACGACAGCCTGGGTCAAGGATGCTGATTTTGGCGTTGCTATCGGTATGCTGGCAGGTGGAACGGGAAATAATAATGTCGATGTTTTTTGCGATTATGTAACTCTGGAGGTTTTCTATTCGATTGCGATAACAGACAATCAGCCCATTTATATAAAAGGCAAGTCGAGCATCACAGATAATCAACCAATATTTCTCAAGGGAAAAGATCAAAGCACAGACAATCAGCCCATTTATCTAGGCGGCAAATTATCCATCTCAGATAACCAACCGATATTTCTGTCGGGCATAGCAACTATTTCGGATAATCAATCTATTTATAGCAAGGGCAGGGCAAATATAGTTGATAACCAGCCCATTTTTGTTGTTACAGAAGAAGTCCCTTATTCCCCTGTTGATACCGGCCTTTTAGAT